TTTCTTTTCTTTTTGTATTCTTCTTACAAAGGCATAGAAAACAATCTGTGTGAAATATCCAAATGGATTCTTATATTTTTCATGATCAAAATTATGTGCATACTGAATACAATTTTCAATACCATCTAATATCATTTCATCACGATATGTATAATTAATAAAATTCGGCCGATAGGAAAGATGTGTTGCAATCTTCAGAAAACACTCTCCCAGATACTCTGGAATTGGTGGTGATTCTTCTCCTTCATTTTCTGCTTCAATAAAACTTTCTCGCCAATCCTTTATAGCAGCATAAAATTCTTGGTTGTCAATATAGTGCTTTTTGCTCATAATACTCCGATGCAAATAAAAACATTGTATCATAGAAAAAAATAAATGTCAAGAAAAAAATATTGAAAAAAAAACTTGACATTTGCTTTTTGATCTTGTAGTATAGCAGTGTTAGAGGTTGATCAAGATATTTTAATTCTATGTATTTCATATTCAAAGTGTTCGCTATTATAAATATTGATTCTTTCTAGAAAATGATTCAATGTATAATTATTCCTTTTACCTGATGATAAGTCATCAGCAATATCATAGAGTGTAGCAAATGTTTTTTGTTCGTTCTTTCTTAATACTCTGCCTATTGATTGCAATGTACGAATTCTTGATTTACTAGGACTAGCAAAGATGATGTTATGAAGATTCTTGATATTGATGCCTGTTGAAAATGTACCATATGATGCAACAATAATACAGTTTTCACTTTCTTCAGTCAGCCTTCTTGTTTCTTCTCTTATTTCAGTATCAGTTCCACCATAAATGTAATGAACAGGTCTATCAGTTGCATCTTTGATTTGACTATATAGTTGTTCTCCATGCTTTTCTACAAACTGAAATAGAAGAAGTGTATTGTTTTTAAGCCGAAGTGCAAGGTCACAAATAAATTTATTTCTTTTGTTATGTGAAGTCAAAAAATCCATTTCTTCATGATATGACATTTTCTTGACAAGTTTTCTTTCTTCATCACTATAGGAAAGTGTTAGTGCTTGAATATTTAAATTTGCAAGTGTTTTCTTTTCCATTAATTCTTTAGTAGAAACTACTTTTTTGACAGAACCAAAAAGACCTTCAAGTACAAGACGATGAGTTTGTGTACCATCAAGTGTTCCTGTTAGACCAAATCTGTATTTAGTCTGATGAAGTTTGTGCATAATGGATGAAAGAGATTTGGCCTTGAATAAATGACATTCATCACCAATCACTGCACCAAATGGATTAAAATAGTTGGTAGGAAATTTATAGACAGATTGCCATGTAGAAATGACAACAGGATGTGTTATGTTACGGTCATGACCAGAATAAATTTTTTGAATGTTTGATTCTTGCCATCCGTAGTCAACAAAGTCTGTAGCAAGTTGTTCAACCAAAGATGTAGTTGGAACAAGAATTAAAATTTTATCTTGACTTGTTTCTTCTAGTATGTTCAGATAAAATCTGACTAAACAGTAAATGATAAGTGATTTACCTGAAGCAGTAGGACTGATAAGTAGTGTCCTATTGTTTCTGATTGCGTGTGCCAGGGCATCAATTTGATAGTCACGAGCTTTGACATTTTTTCCACCAGATTTAAGTTTGAGGTATTTTGTGAATGATTCAACATCTTTTGTAGAAATGGAAACTGCATCATTTAATAATTCCTCTGAAAGTGTATATTCTATTTCTTGTTGTTGAAGGTATTCGGTAAGATATGAAAGAAGACCAACATATAATTCACCTGTCATAACATTAAAAAGTCTTATTTTACCATCCCATATTTTATTTCTGACTGCCGGCATGAATCTGGCACCTGGAACTTCAAACGTAAAATATGCTGATATTTGTCTTGCTTCGGAAGGTTCGCAATTGACTTTTAAATAGACTTCATTCTTTTTTTCAATTTCCATTTTTAGTTGGCAAATAATGTTCCACTTTCATTTCATGTAAGACTAGTTGTCCACCTTCTGATTTAATGGTTCCCAGTCCACTCTTCTCACCTTGATTTTCTTCTTCTGATTCTGAAAACTCGCCTTCTATTTGTTGCCCTTCCATTAGTTTATCAGATACTTTTTCTAATTGTTTGTGAGTTTCATCATCATATAACATATAGACAGCTTTTGGTTCAGTGTCTTCATTCTGTATGATCCAGAAATATATTTTTTCTTGTTCTTCATTAACTAAAAATGAAATTAATCTAAATTTCTTTTCATTGGTTTTGAGAACAGGATATCCAAAAAAGGAATCAAAATAAAAATATGATCCTGCAATAAAGAAAATTGAAAGAGGTATAATGTAAATAAGATGTACACTCTTCTTTAGTTCAATTAACAAATAAAGAAAAATACTAAGAAGCAGAACACCTGCTATGATTAAATAAGTCATGGGCCTATAAAGGTTTGTCTCTCTGAACTTGTCATTACAGATTTTTGTTTTCTTACAATATCCTTTGGAAGATAATTGATATTTTTTACATTCCCTATAGAATCAAGTGTGAATCTGACAAATGTTTCTTCTTGTGCTCTGGATTTAAAAAGTTTTGTTCCTTCATAAATTTGAACATAAGGATTTAGTTTGACTACTTCAACACTCACATTTGTGAATATATCTTCATCACCATTTGAATAATAAAATGCATTGACTATGTATTCACCTGACATGATTCCACGAATGTTTACTACTTCACGATTTATGTGTACAATTTTTCTGACTTCGTTTTCAAAATATGTATCATTCCGATGTCCAAGGTCATCACGGTCAAGAAACATGTTACCTTGTTGTGGAGTAGTGAATCCAACATTTCCTAGTGGACCTTCAATCCACAAATCAATATCTTTGTTTGCTTGAGCATCCCAACTTAGAATAATCATGAATTCAGCTTTTTGTTCTATGCCTTCTTTCTTCACAGGATCATTAATAAGAATAAAACTGATAATAAAAAGAAAAACAAAGCCGAGAATCAGATTGAACAATAAGTCAATGAATGCAAGATTGCTATTGTATGTTCGTTTCATTTTTTGCAATTATGAGTTGGCACTTGATCAATACACTGGAAATCAATCCTACAAGTGTAGTTAAAAGTGCGGTTCCCATACCTTTTGCCATTAGCATCATGCTTTGTTGTAGTTTAACAGGATCATCAACAGTTAATTCTGAGAACGCAGCATATAGCATGAAAATGAATCCAACAACAGTTCCAATCATTCCTAGACTAATTACTACTTCTGATGTAAACCATTCTATTTCAAAGTCATGATTATTTTTGTAGTATTTGTAACCAATAATCAATGTAGTAAAAAATAAAATAGCAATAATTACAAAACTCAATTTGGTAAAGTCATTTGCATATAAAAAATTTACAAATGAAAAATACCAAGTCACTGCACCTGACAAAATCATCAAAATAAATATCAACCACCATTTAAGAAACAAATTCATTTTATACTCCTAGTTTAATCCTTCACAGAATTTTTTCCAATCAATTGCATTCTTTATTTGGAATCCTCTATTATTTAGAGACTTCAAAATGCCCTCTATGTATATTATAATGTTTTTATAATATTCCATTTTATTTTTTGCTTTACATAATTCTTCATCAGCCTCAAGATATATCGTCATATCTTGTTTCAAAACTTTTGTTAAGAATGGAGTTTCTCCCTTTCCGGAATAATGTTCCCACTTTTTACGATACAATATTTTATATTCTGTTTCAGATTGTTTGAGAAGAATATTGTATTTAGAATAATGCTTGAGGTACTTGTGTTGAAGTTCTGGTATTTTTAAAGATTCAATATCAAGATTATCTTTATCAAGTTTCATATCTTTTTCTGCAATTTCTTGCAATTCATCAAATGTCATAAGTTATAATAATAAAATGTTATAATCTAGTAATTTCAATACTTGTAAATTTAAATGTAATTGTGGCTGAAAGAGATACTACATCAGTTTGTTGAAGATCATAATCTAGTCCAGAAAGTGCTGTTGGAAATGCATCAACGTATTTTATTTGTAAAATAGGATTATTCTTATTAGTTAAAATGGTCATTGTAGCATCAGAAAAAAGATTTTGTGGATCTTTCTCACTAGCTGTGATCATTTCTGAATATTCAGTTTTTGTTTTTGGAAATCCAATACCATTTATCCATTCATATATTTCTAACCAATTTTCTAGATTTTCATTTACAAGAAATTTTACGTTTAAATCATCATAATCAAGAACTTCACCAGCATTATAAAATACCTTGTATGGAGTATTAATTTCTGCATCGCCTGAAAATGATACTTGAGGAATATTAGCTGCAACAATAAAATATTCTACATTCGGAATTCTTGCAATTTGAAAGCGAAATTGTGTGGGGGATGCGTAGTCTATGTTGGAAGGAACACGATTAGCAGCAACTAAATCAACCATTGATATATCCTATAAAATAGAGGTATGTGTTGAACATACCTCTAT